GTTGAAGACGCGGACATCCCCTTTCTTTGGCCGTCGGTAGGTGCTCACGACGGTTCGTTACCCTCGGCTAGCCAGCGCAGGTATTCCTGCCAGTCGCGGTTGCCGGGGTCGTTCGGAACGAACGCGCCGTCCGACCGCAGTACACCATTCTCGCGTTTCTGATACGTCATAGCTCTGCATCCGCTGTGTGCGTCCAAGAGTAATAGCTACCCGCTGTCAGCGATACGCTGCCTTCCAAATATGCGTACCCGCCGACAAACGTCGAGACTGGCGCATAGGTAGTACCGATGGCAACGCCGAGCGCGTTGTACGCCGCAACGGCACCGTCGGTAGTCGTGTTGCCGGCGTAAATCGTGACAGTAGGCGCGACTCGCATGGGCACGGGGAATAAAAACCCGGCGTTAACGCGAGCGGTTGTAATCGCCGCAGCCGTCAGATATTGCCGACTGGGCGAATTAGCGGTCGTTGACTGGTAGTACCTGTAGCAAAGGTCTAATTCCTGCTGAAGCTGCCGGTTCTGAAACGCCGGCACAGCCGCACCGGGGAACAACTGCACCGCCGTGATGGCAAACAGATTGCCCGCCGTGTCGCCAAGGTTGACCTGCGCGCTGGTGGCAATCCAATTGCCCGCGTTCCACGCGCCGGCGGTGGTCTGATAGGTCGCACCGGCCATGAGCGCCCATTGCAGCCACATGCCGATACCATTGGTGGTGTCCCATGTCATGGTGGCGGGCAGGCCATTGGTGATGGTGATGGTTTTGTATTCCCATGCGTTAGCGACGTTAATCGTGTACGTCGCTACATAGGTGTGCGTGATAGGGCTATTGTTGAACGCCACGCAATGCGTGCCGGTTTTGGCCGACCGCACCCAGAAAGACAGCGTGAACGTCTGCCCGATCAAATCGGTGATGTTGTAGCCCTCTACCTTCTGCGTGATGGTCGCAAAATCGCCAATTGCCACCGTAGGGTGCGCGGTCGTGCAGTTCCACAACGCCGAGAATCGAGCCGCTACCGGCGCGCCGGGCGATGCCGTAGACCGCTGAATGTCAGCCACCAGCGCAGGCGCAGTAGGTGCAACGAAGTAATACTGCCAGCGGTCGCAGATGAATGACCCATTGACGCCTGTAATCGCCGAGCCGTTGTTGCGCTGGTCTACCAGCATCCCGCCGTTAATGACGCGATTTTCGCTGAAGTTAGACTGCACGCTGGTGCCGGTCGGCACATAGGAATAATTGACGTACTGGAACCGCGTGCCGTCGTACTCCACCAGCACAATCTGGCCGGCTTGCATATCGCCCGGCGACAGCGGGCTGGTGCCCTGCTTGGTAACCGACTTGGCGCCCAACGCCGGGCCGCTCGGGCCGCTCAGGTTCAGCGTCACCGTGGACGTGGTGTTAGTTCCCGCCGCTACAAACGAAAACATCTGCCCGGCGGCATAGGCCGTGAAGTTGGGCGAGGTTACCGTAGCGGTGATGGTGTCTGACCCCGACACGCTGGACAGAAACTGCGACGTGCCGAACGTCTCGGCGCTGCTGATGTTGTCCACCGTCCAGATTTCAACGTCATCCGCCGTGGTCAGTTTCAGCTTGTACGCCGCCGACGCCAGCCACACGCTCGCCTCGCCGCGAGAGTCAAGGATGATCGGATTGGTGTTGGCAATCGTCCCTGCCTGCGTCGTGTACGTCGCCAGCGGCGTCGTGGTGCCGGCCGCATAAGAGTAGAGCTTGCCGCCAACCAGCGGAGCGCCAGCGGTGGAAAAGAACTGCATTTTCGGCAGGGGACTGAGAATTGCCACGCGGGGCTCCTTATGAGGTCACGGCCTTGATTACCGCAAAGTTTACCACGGGCGATTCGGATAGCGACCCCGCCGAGACATTGGCCACCTGTATCCGCGCCGACCCATCCGCCACCGACCGCACTGTGACCGTGTAGGCGTCCAGCGTGCCGCCCGGCCCCATCGTAACGACTACCGTGTCGCCGACGGCAATATAATTGTTGGTCAGGGTGAACGTCACCGAGGCGCTGGCGGCCAGCGGGTCGGCGTCCATCACAATCTGGCCGCTCAGATTGTTCAGCGTCACGCCGGTAGACTTGGAAGTTAGCTGCCGCGCAGTTCCAGTCACGCCGATGACCTGCGCCAGCAGCTCATATTGGTTGAACAGGTAGCGATACCACTCGCGCGAGATGAGCCCGGTTTTCAGATCAAGCAGCGGGACGCGCGGCGGTGGGATCTGCGTGGTGTTAGGCATTGGTCGGGGACAGGATGAGTTCGGCGCCGGTGATGGCGACCTTGACCGGGTCGGTGCCCGACACCTCGTAGACCCGGTCGCGAATCTTCAGCGTCATCCCCAGACGCCGCCAGATGGCCCGCGTGCCAAACGCCCCCATAGCGCCCATCGAGGTCCAGTGTTCGTTCGACCAGGTGTGCCCGCCATCGTCCGACCAGCGCAGCATGATCTGCGGGTCTGACCCCTGCCCAGTCGCCAATCCAACGCCAGTCTCGCAGTCCAGTTGCAACGAGTGCTGCGCGGTTCGCTTCAGCGTGTTCTGGTCGCTAGGCAGCGCCCGCCACGATCGCAGCCACTTCTGCGGGCCGCCGTTGTCGGCGTACACGTCGAGGTCAAAGGCGTACAGGTTGCCGTTGCCGTAATCGCCGACCACGATCTCACCGTTGTAGTTCATCTGGCAATTCGACGCATGGCGATAGAACAGCCCATTCTCCAGCCGCGCCCGCTCATGCCAGCCGCCCGTTGCCACGTCGAACACCCATGTCGCGTTGCCAGTCGGGAACGACAGCACATAGAACGAATGACCGTCCTGCTGGTAGGTGTAGCCGATGGCGTCGGAGATGTTGGCGTAGCCTTGAATGGCATACTCCACAGCGTGCGTGCTGATCCGCTGACCGGTGTAACCGTTTGCCCGGTAGACCATGCCGTTGCCACGGGCATCGGAGCCCAGCCAAAACAGCCCGTTGTCCATCTTGGCTACCGAGTACGCCGCCGCGCAGCCAATCTCGTTGAAGGCGCCCTGAATGCGCTCCAGCGGAAACAGCGCGGCCCCGGAGTCATACCAGACCTCGACCGAATTGGTGCCGAACAGCCACGCCTCGCGGTGATCGATGATAAGCGCCACCAGACCGTCAGTGGAGCCTTCGGCGCTGGCAAAGTCCAACGGATCTACCGACGTGCCGTCCAGCAGACTCGTCACCCAAACCCTTTGCGAGTTGGGTTCGTTGAACACGAAATACCCGTCCAGATACCCCACCGTCACCGCGCCGGGAAAATCAGGGTCGGTGATTTCTGCAAACACGTTCGTAGTGGCGTTGTAGATGTAGCTGCGGGGGTTGCACGCCACAAACAACTGCGTGCCGTTGTCGGACATGCTGACCGGCCCACTGCCCGACACCGTGCCCAGCACCGTCGCCGTCCACGCCGCGTCCACCCGGTACAGCGTGTTGCCGGACACCGCGTAGCCGTACCCACCGAACTGCCACAGCCCGCGCACGGGGCCGGAGCCGACCGAGGCCAGCAGCCGCAGCCCCGGCGCCCGGTTCAGGAAGCCGGCGGTCTTGCCGTTTTCCGGCGTCGCCTCGGGGTACAGGTTGATCATGCGGTTGTCCACAGCGTTGACGCTGCGGGCCACATATGCCTGCCCGAGGATGGGCGTTTTCATCAATAGTTTCCGGCGAAGACGTTGAAACGCTGACGAGTCCCTACGATGCTGTACGGCAGACCCATGATGTCGCCGGGGTTGTTGATGCGCTTCAGGTTACGCTTGCTGGTCATTGCGATGCGCTTGACCGTCTGCGACGGCTCTACGCCGAACTCCGGTGCAATTTCGCAGGCCAGATTGTACCGGAACGCCCGCAGGTAGCCGGGCGGAAAGGCCAGTACAGTGGACAGCGTTGATGCGCGCGTTAGTTCTTCCACCGAAATGAAATGCCACTCCAGCGCCCGTGTCGGCACGGGATAGACGTACATCTCAATGTCGGGGTACGTCATGTTAATCCAGATGATTTGCGGGTAGGTGCTGGTTACCGTCTTGACCGCAATGCCATCGTACTGCTGCTGGTTGATTTGCTTGATGCCAAACGAGATACCGGTGGTGGCATCGCGGAAGTACGTTGAGTCATCAAGCTGGATGGGCCGGTTGCCCGCAAAATCCCCAGACGGCC